TGTACTCGAACATGTGTTCTTGAGGTAAGTCTGTTAAACATACGCTACATGAGATCATGTTTCCATCAAATTTTGATGTCCCGTTTCCTACATAGATTTTTTCTTCTGCCATAATTAAAATGATTTATAAATAATTTTTTCCAACTGGTTCATTGTAGCTTCCATGAGATTATCTCTTTCAGCTTGTGTATTGAGGTCGGTTGGAATTTGCAACCACACTACACTTTTCTTTTTAAAGTACTTCTTTAATGATGTACGATTCAATATTTTCTTCAGCATCTTTACTATAAAATTTGTTATACACTTCGATTGCTCTCTCTACTTTCTCTTTACCATACTCCAAGAATGTTTGAGATGGATGATAGATTCCTAACTCATATGTTGTTTTATCTACAACATAGAATACAAGAGGTTTACCAAAGAATTTTTGATATAGGTATGCTTGACTATCATAATTATATTTTCTTGCACTATACTTAAAGTCTTTGATGTTAGATGTTGTCTTAAGATCTATTAACATATCTTCTGCAACAATATCTGCCTTACCTTTCCACATCATTCCATGAACTTCTTTTATTGCTGGAATTTCATAAAGGTTTCTTTCATCATAGATAGCTTCATAGAACTCTAAGTTATTTGTCATAGTAGAAATAGCTTTATCAATATCTATCTTCTCCTTACTTAACATCATAATACTTTTATTATGTGTAAGGATTTCTTCTTTATATTTCTTTGTGTTTCTACTGGAAGCATCTATCTCTAAAAATTCTGTTGAATTTACTTTCTCAGGTTCTAACATTGCAGTATGAAAGTATCTTCCAAGTAGCATTGGTTTAGTTATTTCTTTATCCTTACGAAAGTTTTTAGGATCATTGAGCAGAGTTATAATATCAGAGTTAGATAAGTATTGTTTACCAAACTCTCCATAGTAGTGCTCATCACTTTTTAATTTTTCAAGTACACTTTCCATTACTTAATAGCTTTTGAAAGTTCTTTCTTCACTACTGCCTTGATCTTATATTTAACCTCTAAGTTCTTTATAATTTTAGGTAACCCTAATTCTTTATTAGAACCAATATAGTTTAATACTTTAACCCAGTTTTCATCTCCAATATTTAATTCAACGTGAGTTGGCTTCTTTGGTACTGGAGTCTTACTAACTGGAGTTGCAGTTGTAATTATTGTATCCTCACCTATCCATAAAGACAAACCTAATCCATGCATTGCGATAGCTTTAGCAGTTGATCTTTGTATTGCAGTGTTTACATCCATAGATGAAACCTTTTCAATAGGTATAGAATTATTACGATAGTCCATTACTGGTAAGTAATCAATATGTTCCATACCATTTATAGTAATTCCAACCTTTACATATGCACTCTTACCATCAGTAAAAAAGTTTAGTCCAGTGTGTTCTGATTCATAAACTTTTCTTTGTGCATCAGGATGTTGTGACTTAATTAAACTCCAAGCAGTTGCCCAAGATAAGTAGTCAAACTTTCCTTTTTTATCTGTTTTCCCTTTGATAGAGATGGAAGATAGTTCCTTAAAGATGTTTTTCTTTTCCATTTGATTTGATTTTATTTAATTTAATATTTCTGTTGCTGTATTTAATTAGTAGATTTTCTCTACTGGTCTTTAATCTTTGAATATGCTTATCATTCTTTCTTGTATTGACTTCGTTTCTAATCTTATCTTCAATTAGATCCAGCTTTCTTTTACAATTCATCATTGATAATCTAATTCCTCCCTCTTTCCATCCATACTTAAAGAATACATTATACTCTTCATTGTTAAACTCTTGAAAGTAATCCCCACTTCTTCCACAATTTAAGAGTTCTATTTTAGATGGAAACTTTTGTATCTTGACTCCATTATTTACTACACTTTCACCATTGAGCATACTAATTTTTATAGCACCTGAATCGTTTTTAGCTTGTAGATAAATTTCTTCTATACTATACATCCTGAAGTTCACTTACTACTTCTTTGAAGTCTTGATCTTTATCTATCATCTCTTTTGCTTTCTTGTATCCATGTATAATAGTCGAGTGACAAACTGATAGTCCAGCTTCTTCCATAAATCTTTGGATGTATGAAATCCTGATAGGTCTTTCCATACATAAATAGTAAAGCATTTGTCTTGCATCTACAATTTCTCTCCGTTTAGTTTTAGTAAACATCTGATCCAAAGTTAGATGAAACTGCTTTGCTATTGCTAATGCATATGCATCAAATATATTTTTTTTCATTTAATTTAATTTAGAAAAATAAGGCAAGAGTTTGGTTCGCAAATGATTTCTCTCTTATTAAGTGTGTTGTAGATAATTAAGCTACTACCATTACACACCTTAATTTTTATTAGTTCACAAAGATAATACTTTTGTATTACTTGAGCAAATTATGTTTAACTTTTTTTAATTTCTTCCATCTTACATTGTACTCTATACAATATAAGGTATCCAATTAGATCAAGTAAAGTATCTTCTGTTTTATCATTGATACCTACTTGTTTAATTCTACTCAACTTATCATCTATCCTTGCAAGTATACCTTCCTTTGCCGATAGCTTTGAAAATATTTTAGGAGGTTTGTTTGCAGTGTCTCCATATGCTTTATTCTTTTCAAGAAGAAGCATTACTACTTCTCTTCCAACTTCTTTAATTAGGTCTTCTGTTTTCTTCATCTTACTTTAAATATTCGTTAATTCTACTTATACTTAGTTCCATCATCGTTGCGATACCCTCTTTAGAGTACCCCATCGAATGAAGTAATCTTGCTAAGTTTTCTTTAATTTTGGTTTCATCCTTCACAACATTTGTGTAGGTATTGTTATTACTATTTCTGTTCATCTTGATTTTTTATAATTTTTTAATTTATACTTACTCATATCGTTCTCAATTTTTATCACTTTTGATAATTCAGGATGGATTGGATCATCTATAATCTTATTTTTATGTTCTCTCATTCCACTATACTTGAAATAATCATCCAGTTCTATAATATTATCTTTATATAATTTATCTAAAAATCTTTGAGTCTTTACATCTTTTACAAATTCTACTGCTGACTCTGTCTTGTCTGCAATTTGTTGTAATAGTTGTATGTAGTCTCTGTCTCTTTTACTTTTCATTTTTTCTTTTTGTATTACTTCATAAATATTTTTCATAGCTATTTTATTAGTTCTTTAAATGATTTTGACTTGATTAACTCTGCACTTCCTTTTTTAATCATCCAAAGCAACCAATCTTTATTAACGTGTCCAATACAAGCATCACTTTTATCTTTATATGCGTATCCACTTCCACGTTCCCATTTTATAGTCCAAAAATTATTTGGAGTTACTTCTGTGAATCTAATCACATCATTTCTTTCTATCTCTATTTTATTCATAACCAAGTTTTTTTGTCTTCATCCATTCTTTATGTTGCTCATCAATATACTTCTTTGCTTCTTCTAATGTTTTACCAGCAAACTCGTGAGAATAATCTACATAGAATCCTTTACCATCATCTTCAAAGTTTGGATGATCGTGTTTAAGTTCAGTTATGGTATATACTGAATCACCTATCTCATATTCAGTTTCATCCCATTCAGGTTCATCGTAAAACATATCTCTTACAACTTTACCTTTCTCATAATCTCTTTCACCTCCCCATCCAGTTTCTTCTTCGTACCAGTAATTAAAATTAGGGAAGTCTTTTGCAAACATATTTAATATTTTCTCACCAACTGGTGACCAAGCAGTATTATAATTCAGCTGACCACCATCAATATCTACTTCAAGTTCGCAGTCTCCCCATTTAGTATCAAAGGCATTCATTCTAAAGTCATACCAGTTTGTTGCACCATAGACTTCAAGTAGCATTTTCTTTTCTTTGTCAAGGATTGGTATATCTTTACCATCTACTTGTCTATATAGTTTATATTCTTTTCCATTTATAATTGTTTTACCAATCACAACATTTCTTAATTCTTCAGGCATTGTTATGTAATAATTACAGAACGATCCTTTCTCTTTTATTTTTTTGAGAATCTTTTTTTGATCAGCTGAAACTTCATCTAATGTTATTCCAGCATATACATAATTAGGCATAATAATATTTTATTTAATTTATACTGACTGGTATT